CTGTACTCCAGGAAAACGAACGTTCTGTACATTGTAACTAATCGCCGGTGCTCGAGCCAAAGTAAACTTATAGCCTAAAGGTGACAGAAAGTTTTTGTTTATATTATTTACGGCTGTCATATCTTTCCTTCGGCTGTAATACCCATTATACACACTATTTATATATTGTACATGCCAAAAAAGAGGAGGACCTTTCGATCCCCCTCCTTAGTTTTAGTGGTTGGTTATTCCAACTCTTATTACATCAAGTTGTTAACAAGAACGCGACGATAGTACTTGTTCGAATCCTGCTCAAGAACAGCTGTTGCAGAAGCAGCAGTTGTACCCTTGGCGAATGGATTCGGTGCCATGCCGTAGCGTGTCTTGAAGCCAATCTTCGGTTGGAACGAACCTGGATCAACCGCACGAACCATTTGTAGTGGAACGTATGGGCAATAGAAGAGACCAGCGTCGAACGGATTCGAACCCTTATAGCCTACGACCAAGAAGTTTGTACCGGCATAAGGATCGATATAGACCTTAATGCGACCACTGATAACACCAGCAAATGTGTTGCCTGTGTCGTCGATATTCAACGAAGAGGTGTTCAATGCAGGAGCGTAATCAAGAACGCCTGCCATTTGAAGTGCCGAAGCAACATCAGACGAGCAGATGATTACGTTACCCTTACCGCGACGTGTTTGCTTCGCGATCTGGTTGCATTCACGTTCGATCTGGAACAGAAGACCTTTGAACTTTTCAACTGACCAACGACCGTTTGAATCGGTGTCGAGGTCGAAGATACCAGCAGTTGTGGTTCCTTCGGTTGCACCCTTTTCAGCAGTGATGATGATCGAACGAACAACTTCACGGTTGATTTCTGCAAGGATTTCGCCCGAAAGAATGTTCGAAAGTTCTGATTCTGCATCAAGACCATGAATCGCTTTCAAATCTTGTGCGAGTTCAAGCGTGTATTCAGCCTTCAGAGCACGTGTCTTTGCAGATACGGTAACCTTCTCGATCGAGAAGCCCATTTCAGGGAAGATGAACGTGCTATTCGCGCCGAGCAATTCAGCCGAACCAACGAGAAGACCCATTGTGTAGTTGTAGAACGAGTTGCCTGCGTTGTTTGACGAATCAGGTGCTGTACCAACGGTGTTAGCACCAACAGTAGTTGCTGTAGCAGCACCGGTGTTAGCAGCTGTCAAACCAGCGCCGAGACGCGAAGAGTGACCTGTGTTTGCTTCGTTGTAGAAAGCTTCTGCCGTGTTCGCATCTGTCGAGTTAGCATACTGCGAACGCATTGCGAAGATAAGGCCGGTTGGACCGTTCATTGGCTGAACGCCGCAAACGTCATAAGCAATCAGATTTGGCATCGAACGACGTACGAGTGAAATCAGTACTGGATCGAAGTTTGCAACCTGGCCGCTGCCTACAGTATTTGTAGATTCAGCTTCACCAAGCATTTGCTGCCCGCCACCAGCTTCGCGAAGCGCGCGCTCTGTGTTCTCAAGCACTGTCGCAGTGACAAGGCGCTTGTGAGCATCTTTAATTTCTGGAAGATCCGAGTGCTCGAGCACTGGCTTCCACTTGTTATTTAGTTCCTCAGCTAACATTTTATTCTCCCTTTATCCTTAGGATTTGTTTATTATTTATCAATTAAAAGTTTTTGGTTTTAGTTCTTGAAATCGCGCTGACATAGTTTGCCATTTCACCAACTGCTACAGGTTTAGCTTCTTCAGTAAGGCCTTCTGACGCTTCTTCTGTGATCACACCAGAATTAATTTCTTTCTTTTCAGAGAAGTACTTGCCCTTCAGAATATTGAGTTTCTTTATATAAGACTCAGAATCTGTGAACTCGATACCTTCTGCAAGAGTGCGAAGCTTTTCTACCTGTGTAGCAGCAAGACCTTCAGTCACTTCGTCGAATGTCGCTTCCATTGTCGCTTCATCGATGACTGACTGCAGTTCGAGTTGCTTGTTTACAGACTCGTCGAACTTTGTTTCAAGTTCTTCGATCTGTGCCTTCAATTCACCAACTACATCAAGCTTCTCTTCAGGCACTGTGATGTATGATTCTGCAAATAGATTGTAAAGACCTTCCATGAAGTTCTCTGCAATATCGGCGCGTAATGTGGATTCGACAGCAAGCTTGTTGTCTTCCATCCACGATTCTACTACATAATCGAGATACTGATCGATTTTTGTAGTGATTTCTTCTTTGATTTCTTCTACTTCTTCGGCGAGAAGACTTTCGTAAGCTTCTTCAAGACGAGCTTCTTCGATTGAAACGCGAGCTGATACAGCTGCTTCAAAGATTGTAGAAAACTTTTCTTTTGCTTCTTCGGTCAGATCTTCGCCGGAGAATACTTCGTCGATATCTTCCTTCACTGCATTCATTGTAGCCATTGGCATTTGCCCCATACCAGGAGCTCCACCAGGAGTTGGCGACGAAGGAATACCATCGGCACTGTATTGTTTAATTGAATCGTTAAAGAAGTGCGAAAGATCTTCGCCCTTCAATTGAGCAAGAAGTTGACTGAAAGTAGCCAGCATCTCTGCACGTGTTGGATTTGGCTTTAGGGTTTCCGAACCAGCAGATTCGTCGATACCGTCTTGAACGATTTCATTCGTATCTTTATTTGACATTTTTGACTCCTTGTAATATTTATTTATTTATTCTAATTAGATTTTAGAAATTTTATTGAGGAAGTTCTCAAAAATTTCAAACTTTTTAGCTTGAAGCTGTCTTTTAGAAGATGCGCTTTCAATATTTTGTACGGCTTGTTCGAGTACTGCGGCTGCATTTTTCTTTGCGACGAGAAGTTCGTCTTGCCAAACCCATTCTACACCTTCCATAATTCCGTTCACAAATGCATCCGGAGCAGAAGGATCAGCTACAATATCAGCGGCTGTAGCCAAATAGAAATCGTCTTGAACTTCATTAATGCCTTCTTTATTTAGCTTCAATGAACCCATACCTCTGGATGAAACCCCGAGCTTTACGCCTTCTCCGATCAGTCCTTTGGCAATGTTACCCATCGGAGTATCCATCAGCTTTGCTCGACCTACGAAATTGGTGCCTTCTCTCTTCAAAGAAGTGATCATATGAGATACACGGTCGAGGTTAATCGACGGACCATCAGGATGACCTAATTCTCCAAGAGCACGACCTTTCTGAATGTAAGACTCGTCGTAACGATTGACTTCTTTTTCAAGAGTTTCGACAGGATACATACGACCGTTGCGGTTCTTGATGCCTCCTTGCAAGAAGATACCTTCAATGTATACGTTCTTCTTCCCGTCTTCACGAGATTCAGTAATACATTTTAGATCTTCAACAACTTCTGTGATTAGCTTCATGTTCTTACCTTACGAGTTGTTATATGGTGAAATGAATGTGCCTTGCTTCTGTACTTCCAGCAAACAATATGAGTTTGCAGAACCGACAAAATTAACTACTAAATTTGCCGTAGGATTTACATTGAGCGGCATACCGTTACCGGCATAGTCACAGTATCCAGTCGAGTCATACACGCCAACAAGAGTCGTGCCTCTGAGGATCTGAATATGACCATTGCCGTCACAACCCCAAAAAATTTGTGCGATGTAAGCTCCAGAAAGAACTTCATCACTCGTAGCAAGACAGGTGGCAGTGGCACCAACATTCGTAGTAGTGCTATTGCCAGCAACCACAATATTGCCGCTATTCGCGGCAGATATGTGAATAACAGCAGAGGTATTTTTCTTATTTGATGTAATAGTAACAGCCATTATTCACCTCTATAACTGATTGAGAAGTCCAACATTTGCTCGATGCCGTCTGCTGTGTCGCAGGCTTGCATAAATGCATATTGATTATCTTCGTTGAGTTTTTCAAAGACCGATACCATCGTTCTTTGATGTGTTTCTGAAATATCAGCCAGCTTAGTCAGAAGACGCTCTTCTTTATTGAGTGGTTTGCCATCGCGCGCTGAAAGCTTCGCAGCAATCGCCATGACTTGGCGCTTCTTCTGTGACTTACCCATAAACTGAGGAGCATCAGACTTTTGGAAATCCTTGACTACTGTTCCCATCGAAGCTTTCTTCATGTCGAGTTTTTCTTGTAGTTCAGCTTCTTCCTTGGTAAGACGATCAACAGCCCTTTCAACTCCCGTTGCTCTCTTTCTCATACGGTTCATTTGAGCACGCGGAGCTTTACCTCCTGCAAACATTTCACCGGCGCTCATTCCCTGGCTACCAGAGTCAAAGTTAGCTTTATTCACGTATGAACCAAGAGTCTTCTTTGAAAGCTCGTCGATTGCTTCGACTTCTTCCTTGCTGAGAACAGTGCTTCCGGTATCACGTGCTCTATTAATTTTTGTTTTAGAGAGAGCCAGACTATTAATCTGTCTGCTCTTTCTCTTGATGCCAGCATCAACTGATTCACCTGGTTTGCGACCACCGCTAAAAGCAGTTCTGGATCTTTCTCTGGCATAATTGTTCATAGTGTCAGTCGAAAGTTCATCGATCACTTCGACTTCTTCATTAGCAGGTACCTTGACACCCTTACCAACTGAAGCAGCTAGATCCGGGTTTGTTTTACGACCTGCCATCTTATAGCCAGCCATTCTCTTGCTGAGGGTCTTTGTATCAGATCCATCCTTAGACCAGTCACCGCCACCCATCTTCATCTTGTTTTGAATGTCAGTGCCTTGCTTCTTAGCAGCTGTTCTATAGTCGGTAAGTTTTCCTTTAGAAAGCTCTTCTAGCTCTTCGACTTCTTCCTTAACGTGGCGTCTTGCGGCAGCTACAGCGTCTTGATAGTCCTTACCCTTACGAAGGTGAAGGTTGATTGCTGCCTGCATCTTAGGAGACTGCTTTTCGAAGTGACGATCTTCTGCCTGTTTTAAAGCAGCTTCATCAAGATCTTCAGCTTCTTCGGCAACTTTTTTCTTCTTACGAAGGAGGTGGAAGTCATGCGCATCAACCTTGCCATTCTTATTGGCATCGATCTTGTGCTGATTGCCCTTTAGCTCTTCGTATACGTCTTCATCTTCGCCAGGATTATATCCTTTGCGATCTTTCTTGCGATCGGCCATCTTGACCTTCGAGCCCTTGAAAAGCTCGTCGTCATTACCGTTGCGATCAGCAGTCTTCGCAACTACGTGTTTGTCAATGAACTTCTGTTCGTCAGGATTTTTGACGACCATCGGCCCAAGCTGTCTTTCATTTAAGAAATCTTTAAGCGTCTTCGCCATCGTCAACTTCCTCTGTGTCTAAGTCTTCTAGGTCAAGATCTTCTAGATCGAGATCTTCTATATCAAATTCTTCGTCTTCGAACTCATTTTCGAACTCTTCGTCATCGATATCAAAATCCAAATCATCTTCGTTTGCGAAATTGTCATCGTCTTCGGGTTCGTCTGAAGCGAACATCTGCTGAGCATATGCAACGCTTTCGTCTTCTAATCTCGCGTCAATTTTCTGTCGCATAATTGCGTCGAATGCGTTTGCAAACCGTGTCGGCTGTTGATCTACGGTTGCTCCAATCAGTTCGTCAATGTCCATATAAATTCTCCAAAAAGCTTTTTACTATTTATAATGTATTTATTTTCCTACTAAATCTGGTACATTCGGAATAGAAGTAGCCTTCGATTTAGCGGCGG